TTGTTGTAGTCAGTAGCGCGAGTTAAAACATACGGTGCGAAAATACTTCCAACAGTTGTAACTGTATAAATACCGTTGTAAAGAGCGTTTGTCTGATTCTTAACAAGAACGCGATCATTGAGAGATAACGATACGCCGTCAATCGAAATAGCACCGTTTGTATTGTGCGTAAGTTTTGCGCCAATACCATAGCCACCGCCTTGATCGGCAGAACCAGCAGTATAGGTAGCGTTAAGATCGGCAGTTGTTGCAACGCGAGCAGAGGCGTGTGCGTTATTTGATGCAATCGGGCCAACAATTCCCTGAACACCTTGAGTGCCTTGTGTTCCTTGAACGCCCTGCACTCCTTGAGTGCCTTGTGCGCCAACTGAACCCTGAATACCTGTTGTGCCTTGATTGCCTTGCAATCCTTGAAGTCCGGTGATGCCTTGAGTTCCGTTAGTACCCTGAATACCGTTTGTACCTTGACTGCCTTGAACACCCTGAACGCCCTGCGAGCCAATAGTTCCCTGTGTGCCAACGGTTCCTTGTGTACCTGTTGCGCCTTGAGTTCCCGTTGTTCCTTGCGAGCCAGTCATGCCCTGAGCGCCAGTAACGCCCTGCAAGCCAAGCAAGCCTTGAACGCCTTGTGTACCCTGAACACCTTGAACGCCCTGTGTGCCTTGCGTTCCAGTTGCGCCTTGTGCACCTACCGCGCCCTGAATACCTGTATTGCCCTGTACGCCCTGAGTTCCTTGTGTACCCTGCAAGCCCAATAGACCCTGAGTACCTTGAACACCTTGAATTCCCTGTGTGCCTTGGATGCCCTGCGTTCCCTGAATACCAACAGTTCCCTGAGTTCCCTGCAAGCCAAGAAGTCCTTGAACTCCCTGCGTTCCTTGAGTTCCCTGCACACCTTGAATTCCTTGTGTGCCTTGGGTTCCCTGAAGTCCTTGCAAACCTTGAGTACCCTGCGCGCCTTGTGTGCCTTGCGTTCCTTGAACACCCTGCAAGCCGATAAGACCCTGCGCACCTTGAACGCCTTGAACTCCTTGAGTTCCCTGTGGGCCTTGCAGACCTTGAATCCCTTGTGTGCCTTGATTGCCCTGAATACCCTGAGTTCCCTGAACGCCTTGCGTTCCTTGAGTTCCCTGTACGCCTTGGGTTCCTTGCATACCCATTGGGCCTTGCAAGCCAACTGCGCCTTGTGTTCCAGTAGTTCCTTGGACACCGCGAACGCCAGCAGAAGCAACAACGATCTGAGGCGTGACTGGGGTTACATTAATGTTATCGGTCATCGAGAAACCTCAGCATTGACTTGAACAGTTCCGCAACCTAAGAAGATAGAAGCGCCAGAAGAGGGTGTGAGTTTAAGATCCCATTCGTACTTGCCGGGAGCGCAGTTGATTGTTGTATCAATCTGCACCTGTGGGAGTGAGTTAGGATTAAAAGTAATTCCGTTACCAACTGTAAGAGATAGCGCAGTTGTCTTAGCGAGCGCAGATGTACGGAACTGAAGGATTGGCGTATAACCAGCCAAAGAGATCAGCGTTCCAGTTGAATCTGTATAGGAAAAAGCAATAGCCCATTCTTGGTTTTGGCGAACTGTAATGTTAAGCGGATCAGGCGTTTGGCTTATCGCTTGTGATGGCATCAGGTTCTCCAATAGGTGTATTGCACTTAGGGCAGATTCGTGTGGACTTTGGTGCGGGCATCCTGCAATTAGGGCAGAACACCGCGAGCGCAGAAAGGTAATTCAGCGCATTTGAGCCTTCACTCAGTTCTGTTACCGCCCAAACCATTGCATCCATGCGGTCAGGGCTTTTCGTGCTAATTCCCGGTTCGTATTCGCAGAGTTCATCTTCTAGTTCGGGGAAATATCCGACCATGTGAAGTTTGCCTTGCTCAGAGAGCGCGGCAATAGGTTCTGCGCGTACAGTCTTGCCGCGTGATGCGGTGACTTTCTTTACGGGAACTGTGTTCTTTACTTGTTGCAAAAGATGAACTACCAAATCGCCGCCGTTATTCGTTTCAGCGATGATGCGGTCTGCTTTGTGTAGTTCAAAGGCATAGACGGCTTTCTCAGCCCATACTTGAGGAGAAGCCTTGAGTGTGTAATCAGCGAGGATGTAGTAATGACCATCTGGGCTTAGCCCTGCAACTACGATTCCAGTTGAGTCTGATTCATCGCCAGATGTGACGGCGGGGTCAATACCAACAACAACACGGGTGAGGTGAGGTGGTTCTTGAACTCGGGCAGTTTCAAGCAAGCCACGCGACCAAAGAGCGCCGGGGTTATCGTCAAGGATTGCGCCGTAAAGTTCTTGCTGACCTAAGCGAGTGCCAGCGTAACGCGCTTGCATCTCAAGAAGAGCAGACTGTGAAAGGTTCTCAGCGTTATCAAAGGTTGAGCCGCGTGTGACTACGGTTGATTCACGCTTAACGAGGTCTTTGATGAGTTTAGTTGGGCGAGGCGTTGTGGTGATGACCGTCTGGGTGTGATCGCCTAAGCGCAAGCCAAATTGCAACTGATTCCAAGTATCGTCATATTGCCAAGCGGCAAGTTCGTCAGTCCATGCAAAGTGGAACTGTGGGCCGCGCAGGGAGTCAGGTGTATCAGCCGAGAAGGTCTGAATGATACTGCCGTTCTTGAGCGTGATAATGCCGTTGGACTTGTTCCAGTCTTTTACCGCATCGTATTCACGCAAGATGCCTAGAATTCCAGATACGCCTTCTACGCAGACATTACGAACATCTGAGAAGGTACGAGCGACAATGGCGCAGCGAACGCCATCATTTCTAACTGCTTTAGCGGCAAGCCATTCAGCGCCTAATCGGGTCTTACCAAATCCTCGACCAGCCATGACCAGCCAATTTGACCAGTTACCTTCAGGTGCTAGTTGGTTCGGGCGCGCTATCCCCTTCTGAGGATGATGCCACTTCAGGTAGCGAAGTGCGGTCAGGTCGGGATTCAAGTTCTGCGCTGAGTCGCTTAATTGCCTCATCAACGGTTTCCCCATTTCCGACTACGGCAGTTCGACTCGTAGCGTTGCCTTCTAGGAGTTCTGTTTTGTCAATTAAGATGCCCAAAGTAATTGCGGCTTCTCTAGCCTTAAGATCCTCGACTATTCCGTCAAGGTGGCGTAAAACTTTGTTGCGTAAAGTCTTGAGTTCTGAGATAAATGATTCGCGGGTTTCAGGTACGAGTTCTGCTGCGGCTACTGCTATATCGCTTTTATGGGTTCCATTATCGGAATTTTCTTCAACCCATCGGGATAATGTGGCAACACCAATGTTAAGTTGCTCAGCAGTCTGTGTAAGGTTTCCCCCGTTAGCCTCAAGGGTTACTAAAGCCTCTGCGCGAAATTGTTCTGTGTAAGCCATGCTGAAATCTTACAGGCTTTTACTTACAAGCGCCAAGCGAGCATCTAAAAGGTCATCAACGCTAGAGAGGTATAACTGCCTTTGTTGATATGTAAGGCGATTGCCATAACGATCTTGTAAGCGTTCGCGCAAATGTTCGAGCGCTTCATCAATCTCTTCAAGAGTCGCTTCTGTGGTTACCATGATCCTATTCCAGATACACGCCAACCAATTATAGGAACTATAAGTGAAATCAAGTCAAATGGCAAATCGCTTAAGGTGCTTTAGTGTTCGGCGGCGATCGTGGGCTTTCTGTAACTTATCAAGATCATACAACCCATCTTCGCAATCAATCTTATCTTCTTTAATCCAGTTATACACGGTGCGGTTTGTTACCTTGTAAAGCATAGAAGCCTGAATAACTGAAACTTTAGGCATCCAACATTTTTCCTAACAATCTCCATTGAGTTGAATCCCAAGTAGTTTCGCATACGCGGCAGGTGATAGTTGTTGTACGCATCTGCGGATTAACCTTGAGTTTAGTGTTGCAGGGTTTGCCAGCCTCATCAATAGTAGGGCAACTACCAATAACAATATCTTCAGACTTATGCCCTAAGACATAATTGACCTTGTTGCTGATAGTAACGATGTGCGTGACTAAATCTGCAATATCGCCGTACTCGTTATAGATCCATTGCTGGCGCTTGATGTGATATTCGCAAGTCAAAGTAATGCGGTTGATCTCTTCCCCGCGCCAAGTGATACGGGTTTCGTGGCGTATCTTTCGCATCTCTGATTCGTGCATCATAAGAACGGAGGATATACCCCCAGTACGCAAATGTAGGGTTTCCAGTCTGACTGGGAGTGGCGGTGTCTTAGAGCCTGATACCCGCTCTCCTTGCGCGCCATTACTAGGAAATAGTTCATCTTCAAGTTCGTGATAACGCGCAGGAAATAAGCGCAACTGCTCAACTGCAAAATGCCAGCATGATTCGCAAATCGGTCTTTCAGATTGACGGCGGCAGTTAGCGCATTTCATCGTGAAACTTCTTGCCTCCGTGAGTAGTTGTTAAATGCCAGTAATGACATTCAGGGCATAAATAAGATCGCATCTTGCGAGAGCCGTTGTGCTTGTGAATAGTTTTCTTAGATTTATCGGCTTCGCCTTTAGACCTAAACGCTATCTTATCGCACATCTCGTTTAGCCTTGAGAGCATCAACATCGGCAGGGTTGTAATAAACCTGCTTGCCTTTTTTCTCAACCCATACCAACTGCTTGCGGTGTTGAAGTTGATGAAGATTATTCTTGGTAATGCCAAGAATCTCGCATACGGTCTTTGAGTCAATTAGTTCCATGATGACCACTCAGGTTCGTCAGCAACTACTGGCTTTGACTTCTTTGCGCCAACAAGTTCAAGAGTGATGCTATCTGCTTTGATTTCTAATCCTTGCTTTTGCGTTCCGTCTTTGGCGGTGTAGTTGGACTGCTTAAATGCGCCAGTAACCTGAACACGCTGACCCTTTGCGACTGAATCGGCAACGAGTTCTGCTTGCTTGCCAACAACTGAAACAGAGAACCAAGTAGTGATCCCATCTGCCCAATTACCTGCCTTATCCTTCTCACGCGGGGTATAAGCAAGAGAGAAGCGAGCGACACCAAATGAGCCGTTCTTTCCGTCATAGAATTTAATCTCGGGATCTGTTCCTACATTTCCGCTAACTGTTATCTGCGCCATGTGATGCCTCCAATTTGTTGTAATTGCCTTCGTTGTCTAACACTACTACCTCTGCATCGTGAAGATGTAAGGGGTATTCGGCGGGATCTGCCCATGAAGGAACCATCCAGCCTTTCACCGTAGCCAGTTCTGGGTTTAGGTGAATACTATTTGTGCCTAAGTTATGGCACTTGTGATGAACCGCTATCAGGTTGGCAACTTCATCCTTGCCCCCACGCGATTTAAGTTTTCTGTGATGCAGAGCGAAGTCATCGCCGGGTAATCCACATGATTCGCAATAGCCTTTAGCGCGAGCCAATACTGTTTCAGCAATCTTCTTATCCACGCTTCACCTGCTCGTAGAAATAGAACGGCGCGGAGGTGTATGGGTCTTTGCTTGCTGCTATTTCCAATGCCTCTTCAAGAGTTGCTTCATGTGCCAGCGCGCCAAGAGCGAGGCTAGAACCCGATCCAATAGCGTAATGACCGCTACCGTCAAGGCTAATGGCAAAATCGTCAGCCAAATCAAACACTTCACCACCAACCGCGATAAGAAACGCGAATCTTGTTTCGTCATCTTTGTCATCCTCTAATTTGAAATCGTTATCTTTAAAACATTGCTTGAGAGATGGAACTACCTTGGCGATCATAAAGTGATACAGGTCTTTTTTATCTGCTGCCGTTGGAGTTGGTGGAACCCAGATGTGCTGAGCAATATCGCAAGCAGAACTAAGTCCAGCGCCAGCGATCAAGTATTGACCGCGTTGAGTTATCTTTGCCATTTTGGGATGTGAATATTTGCGAACCGAGGTGACTTGGCTATCTGCGCCTATGACTACGCGATCTTCATATTGAATTGCGGCTATTGTAGTGATGATGTACCCCAATTCCTCATGCGCATACCTTACACTAGAAATAAAATAAGGGCGGGAGCGGAGAACTGGAGGTTTCTCTGCTCAACCGCCCTTGTGTCCTAGTGGAACGGCACTAGGAACTTTAGTACCAGTAATGGCTATGCCAGAACCGGAGAGCCTTGCAGGGCGAACCGTAGCGATCTCTCACATAGTTCAACCCTATTTGGATTTGCTTTTCAACAGTTGCTTTTGGGTTAAGCCCTAGCCGTTGCGGAATCCCGCCAGCATAGAATTTAATCCACTTGCCATCTATAAGCATTTTAACGGGCGTATGATTTTTAGCATCAGGCCGCCAGTTAGATTCATTCTGCCAAAGAGTTTGCAAGCATCCCCATTGAGTTGCCCATCCATAATTATTTAATTGTAGTTTTGCATATTGCTTTGCCGCCATTGGTGTTCGTTGTACGAACATCTGCTTTGGTGCTAATGCGTATGACGGGTTAGCGAGCGCGAGTCCTACCGCTAGTGCGGCTGCTAAAAGGAGTCGAGCCTGTAACCTCAGCGCGCGCCAATCTCTCCCCTGTCTAAGACTTCGATGGCGTTGCCTCCATTGATTGTAGTCTGCATTTCTGCATCCCCTTTCTTTGGTTGTGCGGTTATTGTAGTGCAGGTCGAGCAAGCGCGGTCAAATACGATCCATTCCCCGCATGATTTACACCTGCCGATATTCCATTCTGTGTTCACAAAACTAAATCATCTACTAATTCTTCAAGCATCTGAAGATCACCTGAGTTATCAAGGGTGCGATCAAAGATCCAATCATCCATAGCAGTTTCAGAACTATGCTCGTTGGCTGGATAAATACCTCTGCGATTTATGCGCCACACTTCCCCAAACATCCACTTGATTTCTTGGGCTTCGTCAGGGAATCGAACATCAGTCACTACAACTTTATCGCCAACCTCAACATTGCCCAAAGCCATCTCAATCCACAACTGCGGATCAATGATGTTGCGACCTACCTCAGTACCCAATACCTGAAGCAAGCGGCGAACCTCTGGCATCTTCTTGGCTGCTTCCCACCCAAAATCATCAAAGTATTCTGAAAGGTGAAGCGGAAAATCTGCGCGTACTGCAATGATTGGATCAAGCGCAAACAAGCACTCCCTGATCTTGTCGGCAAACGCTACGCGCTTATAGCCGTGATGCTGAACGAGAATGTTGGCAACCGTATCTTTTCCGGACTGGGCGTACCCAGACAATCCAATAATCATTTGCAATCCTCACAATA